ATACGGAAAATCTACATATTCTTTATGGCAAGAAAAACTTGGTTTAGTGGATGGATTTAAAGGAAATGAAGCCACATATTGGGGACATAGGCACGAAATTAATATACTATATAAGTATATAGAAAATTTGACTACAAAGGAAATTGCTGATAAATGGTTAATTAAGAGATTACAGGGAAAAAACAAATTTAAAGCCGATGGATTTGAATTTTATAGCAATACGGTAGCCGAACAAGATGATTATGTAGCACATGCCGATTTAGTCGTGAAGCATCCAGATAAATCTTATTCTATACAGGAGGCAAAATCACTAAGATTGTATGCAAGTAAAATTGATGAATCTGGAGATTTTGGTTATTCTAGTGATACGAGAACACTTGAAGGAATTCCATTATCTGTTTATTTACAAATTCAATTTCAAATGAAATTATATGGCATACATAATGCTGGGGTTTCCGCTCTAATTGATACATCGGATTACAGAGAATACGGAATGGGTAAAATTGATAATAATACGATAGATAGTATAAGTAAATTATCAGATATTTTTATGTATAACGTAAAAAATAAAATACCACCCAAAGTTGAATTATGGTCTGACATTGTAAAAATGTTTCCTGTTATACAAGAAAATGCTTCTATAATTAAATTGGATGAAAAGCTAAATAACGGAATACAATTGTCAGACATTTTAGAGAGAAGGGAAATTTTAAAATCTAAGATAAAAGAACAAGAAAAGGAAATTGACGATATTGATAATTCTATTGGTTTATTGATTGGAAATAATACAAGATTGCAAACACCCAATGGGGATGTATTAGTTACCTGTTCGGAATCTGAAAGGGAATCTTTAAGTTTAAAAACTTTGCAAGAAAAAGATCCTGAGATTTTTAATCAAATAAAAGAAAAAAATCTAATAAACGTATCAAAATTTAGAAGACTGTACTACAAAAAATTAAAATAATTGGAGATAAACAAAAATGGAAGAACCAAAAAAACAAACACTAGAACAGATGGTTTTAGAAAAATCGGATAAAATTAAAGCTGTCGCAGTTGAATCCGTAAGACAGAATTTTGACCAATGGACAAAAAGGGCAATTCTTGAAGTATCTCAAAATAAAGAATTAAGGGAATTTATTCTTGGATCACAAGACGCAAAAAACCAATTCTTTTTTAAGCTTTCGAAAGCTGCTCAAATCGGTCTACAGATCGGAGGAGTAAAACCACATGTATATTTTATTAATATGTCCGGATCTCTTAGAATGGATATTACAAAAGATGGATATTCTCATTCTTGCGTTCATGGCCCGCATGGAGTTTTAAGTCATGTCCCTGAATTATACAAAGTCCATGAAAATGATATTTTTAGTATTAATCAATCGGAGGGAACATATAAACATGAATACAGTCCATTTTCTGAAAGAGGAAAATTGCTAGGCTATTTTATGAAATTGCAATACAGGAACGGTCATACCGAAATACCTCATATTGGAATTGATAAAATTTTAAAAATTAAAAATAACTATTCCAATCTAAATTCACCAAGCTGGAAAAAATCCGAAGATGATATGCTAGAAAAGATTGCTGTAAAACAATTATTAAAAAAGCCATTTTCGGAATCTGAGGGATTGGCTATGTTAATGAGTTCGGATATGGAAGATATTGAAGAACCTGATACCGTATTACAACCAAAAACAATTTCAGAAAAAGCAGTTGCAAAAATAGAAAATGCTACAAATAAATTGGTCGATGCTGAGATAATAGAGGAGACATCTGAAAGTAAAAAGCAAATTTTATTTTAATTGGAAGTATAGAATTTTTTAGCAGTTTCTTTTAGCCTTTTTTGTGCATCAATCGAAAAGGCTTTTTCTATATTTCTTTGTTTAGAAAATACAAAAATAGCACTTTCAAAAAACTTAGTAGGTTTAATTTTTATATCTTGTCGAGATACATTTTTAATTTTTGTAAGACGTTTATTATTATTGTGACGCATCCAAATTCCATAAGAACGATTAGATCCTTTTGGCTTTCCAAGAAAAAAACCTTTGCCATTTGTTGCGTAATATTTAGCACCAAAGTCACCTAGTTTATCTTGTCTATACATACGTCTTACAGTTTTTTTGAAATTACTACTTCTAGTAAACATCGTAGGAATAGCTTTTCTATTTTCTGTAGTACCGTCTTCCTGTTTATGTAAATATGGCGAAGTAGTTACTACCCTAGAAAACATTTTTTTTGTATTGTTTCCGATTGGTTGACGATCTTGTTTTATGGAATTAATAGTGTAATTTGTTCGTAGTACAAATTTCTTTTTTACATTCCTTTTAATTAATCTCTCGGAACCTTTTGCCTGAAAATTTAAAATATTTCTTATAGATTCTGCATGGGCTTCCTTGTTTATGGATTCAAGAAATAATAAATATCTTTTATGCTGAAACGTAGCTTGTATCATTTTCTATTATGATTTTATTTCCTTGTGAATCCAATTCATATTCTTTGTATTCCGAGTTTATCCCATCTAATTTGTATAAATCTATTTGCAAGTGATACATATATGACCTTTCACCGTAATTAGATTTGCTTACAATTTCTTCGATAATTATTTCTTGCGTATCTGTATTAATTAATTGTATTAATTTATTCATTTTTTTTATCCTTTTAAGCTATGTATGACCTTGCCCATATATATAAATGAGCCGATACACCTGCACCATGAGTCGTAGATCCTGTTCTTGGTGTTCCATTTGTTCCATCTGTTTTCGGATTATATCCAGATATTCTAGAAGTATTTTCTTGGGTTGCTGCGACACCTTGACCTAAATAATCTTGCCCAGATCCACCTTCAGCTCCTGAATGATAGTGACCTTGAAATCTATCCCTTACACGTAAACCGTTTTGATGTCTTCCGCTTGTATCGTTAGGTGTTATAAATCCACGTCCTTTTAATTCAAATAATCTTGCCGTAGTAGATGATCCTGTTATACGATAATTATAAAATTCTACTGTCTGACTACCAGCCGATGGAGTTCCCGTAACTGTAATAACCCTAGTAGATGTATTAATATTAGTAATAGGAAATTCAGTACCTGCTACTGTGATACTTCTATAATTTGTATAGCCACCATGAACAAGAACGTCTTCCGCTAAACTTGATAGTATTGCATCCGAACTTGTCGAAGTTGGCATTGTGATACTAGAACTTGCTACTGTAGCAGTAAAAGAACTTACTTCTCCACTTGTTCCATCTAGATACTTAACTTTTAACGCTCTGAGATACGGTACTAATAAAGGATAATTTGTTGTTGATATATCCAAATTAATATTAATTTTACTTAAATTAATTGCTGGAAAAAAATTATCGGGAGTATTGATAGCAAAAGCCGATGGAGATTTATTTTCTTCAATGTAAAAAAATTCACCAATATTTTTAGAATATTTTATTGCATTAAATTTTATTAATTTCAAAATCTGAGCATTAGATCCAGCCGATTCTGCTATTGATGCATCGGTTTGTATTGCAATCAATTCATCTTGCACGTCGTTCATAAAATTAGCCGTTACTACTGTTCCTTGTGGGTTATTGACAGCATCATAATCCACAAAAGCATTTGCTACGTTACCAGGGCCCGCTATTTTTCTCATGTTATACTCCTTGTCTTCCTACTTGCATAATTCCTGTTTGTCCTACACCTACCATTCCACTAATATATAGAAAATCAATATCTATAAATATCGGTTGGTGTGTTAATGGTGCATATCGTTTTAATAAATCTTGTAAAATTAAATATTGTTTTACACTTGATACGGTTCCAATTACTTTGTAGAGATACATAGGAAATGTTCCATCTTGATTAACCAACGGAACCCATGAAGGATAACTTTCAGTTTGAAGTTGTCCAGTCATACCCAAACCGACCATTGAACTTGTATTTATACTATATTCTTCTAGTGTTATATTTGGAAAAACTTTTTGTATTTGATTTTGTATATAAATTTTAGATTGTCCGCCTGTCCCTATGTAGTACGAATTTAATAATTCTCTTTTACCTGATAGTGATAAAGATGGATCATTTTCTAAACCAAAAGCATCAAAAAAGTTTTGTATTAAATCGGTAGTTGTTAAAGTTACCGATTCATTTAAAGTTAGTATTGCATAATTATATACTCTATTAATAGATTCACTTATTCCGTTTATAACTTTTCCAAATTCCCCTAAAATATTCCATGGAGATCCTTTAGGAAATAAACTTTTAAGTAAATTTAAGACCATGTAAATGTTCCCGGTTTCGCTAATTCATCATCATCTAAAGAATAAGGAAATGTCTTACCTGCTGAAGTCAATACAATACCTAAAGATTTTGCACCTGCTAAAGTTGCAATTGTGATACATTCAGAAACTGAAATATTGTTTTTTGGTTCAGGATCGTTAGGAAATAATAATGGTCTTCTTTGGTAAAAGTATTCTGTAATTTCGCTTTGTATTGTAGCACGTAATGCAGGTGTATCTACTTGTAAATTTGAAACCGCTACATTTATAGTTATTTCTGTAAATGCTACCACATTTATATTTGAATTTAGTGGTCGTAATTCATAATCATTTATATAGTCTTCCACTTCTTGCAATTTTGAATTATCTGGAATCCTTGTTGTAGGTGTAGTAGTTTCTAATAATGGGTATATAAAAATAATACCAGGTGAATCCAAAAACGGAAAAGCCTCCGCAATACCTGGCACTTTTAACGTCCATATAATGTAATCGTTTACAGATCCACCTTGAGGAGGAAATTTTTGTCTTACCGATATACGATTTCTAAAATTTTCAATAGATTCTTCATCCCTTCCCGATTGGGTTATGGTTGCAATTGTAATTGTTGAGCTTAAACCTACTGTTGGATTTGATTCTGTTAATATATCGGTTGCTATTAAATTTGGTTCGGATCCACTTGTAAGACTTTCTAATTGTAAAGTTGCCGATCCACTTGAAATTGTAGCCAAAACAGTTACTTGATACGCAAAATTTCCCCTAGTATATATTTTTCCAATTGGAATATTTGTCCCGTTTGTTCCTGTGATACTTGCCGTGCCTCTCCATTCTTGAGATACGTTAGGGAATAATCCATATTCCTGACCTTTTAGAATTAATCCTTCATAATCAGCCGTATTTACAAATATTTGTCTTCTAGTATAATCAATATATTTATAAATTAAATATAAGGCACCTGCTAAGGCTGTAGAAATTATACTCCATACCGAAATTGGTAATAATGGAGCCGTTTTACCTGTTGCCGTTTCAATGTCGGTGAGAATTTGTTCTTTTATTTCTGTGATTGTTGGAATACTAGCCAAGACTATTTCTCCTTTCCGATTCTATATAATTTCCACGCCAATTTAATTTATACCCAAATTCTTGGATATTTTCGTCTGGTTCTAAAATTCTTACTACTATATAAATACTAGATACGTTTTGTATCTCACAGTCAACCTGTATTTCACTTGCAATATCATTTTCTATAAGCCAATTTAGAGCATTTTCGGTTGTTTGTATTGCAATGTTTCTTGTGCTAGAAGAAATTGGTCGTTCAAATAATTGAGATAATTGAGATACAAGTCTAGCCTCTGTAGGCATGATTGAATTTCCCCAATACGGTTCACTAAATAAACTAATGTAGCACGCTGTAAATAAACCATTCGTAAGAATAAAATCATTTCGTGAGTCGTATTCTACTTCGCCTCCAAATTCAGTCGGTTTGAGATACAAATCACTCATCTATGTTACCGTTCCCGTTCCTGTAGTAGATCCTGTTCCAGTTACTATGTTTACTTGAACTGAAATACCTGATGGAATTAGAGCATTTCCTGTGATTTCGTCAATTACTTTATTGGCTATTAATTCCGCTAATTTATCAGCATAATCCGTGTCAGACAATGGCGATGCAGCCATCAAAGTATTTAAGGCTATTATTTCTGTTTTCAATGTTCCCTTTAATCTTGGTTTATTCAATGGCATATTAGTATAACAATTGTCCTATTTTAGTTTTTATTAAATTTAAATTTACTACTGTACTCGGATCGGTAGTATGATTTGCAGGTGTTCCAAAAGTTTTAAAATCAATTAATTCATCAATTAATTCATCTATTATTGCCTTTATTGATTGAGTGGAATTTGACATTTTAATTTTTCCGTTTGTATCTAAAATTATTTCAGCTTTTTTTATTAATCCAGTTGCATCGGTTGAAAATATTTTAGTTTGTCCCGGTGTTACTGAGATACTAATTTTATAATTGTTACTTGCAATACCAATTTTATAGCCACCACCTTCTAATTGTATGACCGCAATTTCATCCGAGCTTGTTAGTCCTGATACGATTCCAGGTGTTTGGTAAAATTCTACTTCCTTGACAGTTTCTTCATATTCTAAAGTTTTTGCTACCTGAGAATTATAATCATTTTTAGCAAATTTTTTAAAGCTTGCAAGTATGTTTTTGATTATATTCATAATTTCTTAAAATACTCCAAAGAACTTTTATACATTTCATTATTCGGAATACCTAAAATTTGTTTTAATAAATTTTTGTCTTTGAGGTTTAAATCTTCAAAAGTTTGAAAAAATTCTAAATCTGGATCTTGTAATGTAAAAACGGAAGGTAAACATAATTGTAATTCAATTATATAGCCTGAATTTATATCATAGGTAAAATCTACTTGTTTGATACAAAATTTAGATTCTTTGTAAATCAAATTCATGGGAGAAATTACATTTACTAAAATACCCGGTTGAAATAATTTTTTACCCCATTCCCAAGTTGAAAGTATTACAGAAAAATTCATAGATTCAGATATTGATTTTGATTTTCCAAGTTTTGCTACTTTATCCAAATCTCCATTATTGTCGTCTGCTCTGAAAAACTTTTTTCCTCTATTGTTAATTGTATTATCAGTTACTATTTTTTGTGCATAACCTTTTTTAAATCCTACATATTCAGAAAATCTTTTAGTAACGTCGTATGTCGCTGTGATACTCAAAACATTTTCCTTTCCGTCCTGAATGCTAATTTGAGGATCGGTCAATTTATTAAAATTTATAAATTCAAGTGAACCATCAAATCTAGGCACAGCCCATAAGCCTTTTTGAGCAGCGTATTTCGATAAAATATCAAAAGCATTATCCCCAGAATTCCAATCACATAAGGGAAATATAGTTTTTGTTTCTTCTAAAGTATTTGTAAAATTTAAATATTGTGATAATCCTTCAATAGTTGAATTTGCAAGTTGACTTCCTTTTACTTGCGTATCTAATAATATTCCAGATTTTGATCTACCTTGAATATTAATATTGCTTCCTGAATTGGAATAACCTGTTGTAATTTTTTCTAAAATCCCAGTAAATATTCTTTTATTTTTGTATCTTATTATAATTTCTTCATTTCCAAAAGGTTTTATTTGGTTACTTAATCCCTTTGATGCATTAAAAATTGTATCAAAACTAAAAGCCGCACATCCTGAATCTATTGCGTATGACACTCTTAAGGCATTAAATTCAGAAAATTCTTTACCATTAATTTCTATAATTAAAGGAGATTTTTTCTTTGTATTTAAATTTAATACATCATATTTTGGTTCAATTAAATCAATATCAAATTCTGGTATATAAAAAGACATCAATAATACCTTACGCTTGTTCCCTTTGGTATTACTAATATATTTTTACCCTGAAAATTATTGTAAGACATTAATTCATCTAGTCTATCTATGTCGTTTGTTAAGCTATAAACAAATTCTATTGGAGTTGTATCTTTTTCTAATACTATAGATTTTTCTGTTGGCAATTGTAAAGATTGATTTAAAATCTGTCTCTGTGAATTTGAAATTGCATTATAAGTTTGAACTAAAATATCATAATCCAAATTTCCATTTTTCTGTACTACTTTATCGTATATTAATTTAAGCTTTTCTCTCTTTTCTTGCAATACATCTATTGCTTGTATTGAATCATTTCTAGTTACATAATTTGCATTTATTAATTTTTCGCTCATGGCTAAGGTAAAAGCTATTGCATTATATCCATTTATATTTGCTTCAAAATCATTCATATCTACATTGTTAAACTGTGAATCTATGTAATCTATTGTAGTATTATAACTTGCAATAGTTTGTGATACTGGTATGTTATCTCCCTGTGGTAAACGTGCTAAATTGTTTAATTGTTTTACAGCTTCGCTAATTACAATGTCAGGATTGTCTTCAATGTATTCCTGAAATACACGTAAATTTTTATTAAATGCATCTTGTTTTTCTCTTCCATCTACGGAAAATTTTGCTAATGGATCAAAAGTAGAACTAACAAAATTATTTCTCATGTCCTCTTTTAATCTTTGAGATACACCTTTTAATCTTGTTTCAATTCTTTTTGTTTCTGAAATTGCCGATCCTACAATTCTTTTCCCTGTTCTTCCTACACGTCTTAAATCAGTTTCTATTGTTATAATTGAATCTATTAATTGAAAAACAAAATCAATAATTCCTGTAATTAATTTAAATAAATTTTTAAAAAATGCATATATTTTTTCAGGAAAATTGTTTGCATCCGGGAAAAATTCTACAAATTCTATTTCAAAGATTGCCCTTCCTAGACCGTCAATAAAAGATTCTGATTGAGTAATATTAATTGGTATTACATCAATTGAACCCCATCTTGGATGATCTAAAATCCCAGATCCCTGTTCATTTAAAGCTTTAAAAAATCTGTCAGCTTCCAAATCATAATCATTTCCAGAAATGTAACATCTAATAGGAATTTTTAAATTTCCCATTCCTAAGTCTTGAACATTTGCTATATTTTGATATGGAAATTCATTTATTGCAGTTTTTCTTTGTATGTTTCTTGCGAGATCGTCAAATTCTAGATCAAATGTTTTTCTTTTTGGAGATTGATATGTAAGACGTTCTATTCTATCTATGTATGACATTATTTAAATCCACCACCAAATAAAATAAATGGATCTATATTCATTCCCCTATTAATATTAATATTTGGAGCTGATCCTTTTTGGGTTATGTTTGCATTTTGTGGCAAATTTCTAAAATCTACAGTTAAATTTGAATTATTATTTCTATTTATAGTTTGATTCATTAGCATACCACTATTTGCAGTTTGCATATTTTTTCTATCAATTGCCTCCATACCTGGTATTGGTTCTGGTCTTTGTATACCTGGTAAAGTTGGTAATTCTGGTTCTTGAATTTCTGTCTCTATTGGTTCGCCTGATATTTTATTTTTTAAATATTGATACGCTTTAACTAGAGCATATATAGCAATCATAACCCCTACGACGGTTGCAGTTATCGGAGCGAATGCGACCAAAGCTACAATTCCTGTTAATGCTAAATAACCTATGAGAATTTTTAAAATAATGTTCATTTCTATGAATTTATTATATAAAATTAATATCCATCCATCTACTGTTTCTATATTCTTGTATAACAAATAAAAAACAGATACTAAAGCAGCTACCGATACAATTACTAATCCAATAGGGCTTGCAAGCCATGCAGCGTTTTGAGCTATTATTAATTTAGTAGTTGCTACTAATCCGACATCTAATATTGATTGTATTACAGTATATGCAGTTGTAACCGCCGTTTGTGCAATTATTGCAAGTTTAGCAGCTTCAAAAGCTAATTTCATTCCTATGATTACAGGAATTAAACCTGTATCTATTCCAATTTTTAAAATATCAAAAGATTTTGAAATAATATCTATGACCTTTTCGATACCCAAAGCAATAAACTGTTTATTTTCAGAAATGTAATCAGCCATTCTGTTTATCAATGGCTCCATTTTTTGTAGTACGGGAACATATCCTTGTTTAACAAGTCCTGACAATGATTGATTTAAATTGTCAAGAGAGTCATTTAAAGCCTCTGCTTTCATTGCGTCTTCATTAGATATTACACCAAATTTTTGCATCTTATTGCCAAGATCATTTATTGTTTTAGATCCGCCTTTGGATGCTAAGATCATCATTTGACCAGCACCACCAAAAGCAATTGTAGACAGAGCCGCTTTTTCAGTTGCGTCGGAAGTCTTATCCATTGCATCCATAAGTAACATAAAAGCTTCGGAATTGCTTTTTGTATTACGAATTTGATTAAGCATTTCAGGATTATTTTTTTTAAGCTTAGAAAATAATGCACCCTGTCCAGTTTGCAATAATCCTAGATTTTTATTTAGTGTTTCAAAAGATTGCGTAAGGGTTTCGGACGATACTCCCTGTTGTCCCATTGCGTATCTCAATCTTTGTAATTCAACGCTTGTCATTCCAAGTCTAGAAGATGTTTTTGCTATTTCGTCGCCTGTTGTTGCAAATTCCTCCGCAAAGGATTTGATTCTATTAATAGTCATAACACCTAGTGTTACAATAGCAGCGTTTTTTAAATTTAAAAAAGATCCGGATGCTTTCTTATTTACTTCCTGAATTTTGTCAGACATGCGAGATACGGAATCTTGCATTTTTTTAATTTGTGGGGACATAAAATCTTGGGCTGTGAAAACTGTTGCTAGTGTTGGTTTAGCCATGTATTACGCCCCTTTCATATAATTTTTTTCTGACTCTATTAAATCAATTGCACCTTGATACCAAAATTCTAAATCCGATAATTTCATTTTTTGTATTTCGCCTACACATTTGAACCGATCCACTACCAACAATATTTTATTTCTATAATTATGAATCGGTTCTATGCGAAAAAATAAGACAATGCCTCAATAACTGCAACGTCTCTACGTTTTATTTTGTCTAACAATCCGTCTGGAATACCATTAAATACAGTTACCATTTTCATAGCCAATTTTCTTTGGGTATCGGTATCTATTTCCATAAATCCTTTTGAATTTGCCTGTAATTTTGAACCTCTAGAAATTTCTTTCATTTCTGATAATGTCGGTTCGTAGAATTTAAGCTTTGAAAACATTTCTCCGTTTTCTTTTTTTATTGGTTTTTGTAATTCGTAGTACACTTCGGATTTATTTTCGTCGTAAACTAAGTTTCCCGAAGCAATTACATCTTTTAATATTTCTTTTATGTTTTGACTTGGAATAGAACCAAATTCATTTTCCAAGTCTTCTAGTGTGATACTTACTATATCTTCGCTTATTTTTTGTTTCATAAAATTTTATATTTGCTCAAATTTTTCACTTCTAAAAGCAAATTCAAATTGACCATCGTTAGAATTAAAATTTGCGTCACCTTCAATTTTTCCAGATCCTGAATATGTCTTACCACTTGCTAGTGTTACAGAAACATTGAAAGCATTTTGACCATTTATAAGATTTTGAATAAATTCTTGATCCTTTCTGGTTGCATCCAAGGAAATAACACCACCGTCAAACCCGCCTAATTTTCTTTTAGCCATAGTATGAATTTTTCCGTTTCCAGTTGGAAGGTTTTCATTAATGTAACCTGCTAAAATTATAGTAGGGGATGATCCACCAACGGGGTCAAATTCTCGACCTGAAATTAAATATTGTCTTACGTCTCCGCCTCTTGCCGCCATTAGTTATTTCCTCCACTGTATGACCATTCATATCTTACTGCTACAATTCTTAATCCAGCCGCTAGAATGTCAGGAATAAAACAATCTATTCTAGTCGGATTTGCAGAATTAATTTCTGTTACTAAGTTTTCTACAATATCATCCCTTTGCTTAGATAGTGCTAAGGGCATCCATAATTCATCAATTAATTGAATAATATCTTGTTTTACAGATTTTGGTCTTACGACATACGATAGATTTGTGATACTATCATCGTCAACCACAATAGCTTGTAAATATTTTGAACCATTAAAAAGTTGATCCAAAGAATAAATTTTAGTTTGCAAATTGGAAATTGTTTCCGCAAATCTCCAATCCTCTTCTAATCCACCGGATGCGTTTGTAGTACGTGTGGTTACTAAATCGCCTATAATTAATTGATTTTCTGGGCTAATTTTAAAAGTAGATCCACCTGCTAAAACAATGTCATTTTTTTCCGAGTAGGTAAAATTTACAAAATTTTCTTTGCATGATACACCACTTAGAGCAATTTCTTTTACTGGTCTGTTCGGTGTAGCTAATTGAATTCTTGCAAAGTTACCTGAAATTTCAGCCGCTAATTCAAAACTTGGTGTATAGAGAGTTACAAAAGTAGGTATCGTGCAAATAAATTGACTGTTTAAACTTCCGAGAGCTGTAATATAATCCGCTTTGTTCTTATTGATTCCAACAAAAGAGATAAATGGACGTTTTACACTTGGGGCAATTCTTGCAATACCAACAGTATTTAAACTTCCTAGGTTTGTTGCATCGTCATATGGTGATACGATTACAGTATAAAACTTGTCTCCCATATTTCCTAGAGCTGTTGCAATCAATGGATTTGTAGTACCGCTTGCCGATTGTGTTACGGAAATTGTAAGACCTGCTGGGGTTGCATCGGTTGATCTTGGATTTAAAAATACTTGATAATCGTTTCCAAATAAACCTTTATGTCTGCATGTCAATGTTACATCGCCAGTTGAAGAAGTTGCTGTAAACATACAATCTAAGTCTGCATTTATTGCCGCCGCTAAAGCTGTTGCCGTAGCTGTTGCCGTAGAACCATTTGCCACTGCAATACTAATAATTCTATCGCCTACTGTGATACTTAATACACCTACTGCACTTGCAGTACCCGAAATATCTACTTCCGCAACAGACTTTACCCCAGCCGCATTTTCAGCTATAGGGCAAGTCCAAACTTCGGTCTGTCCTTGATTCCCTAAGAAAACTTTTTCTGATAATCTTGCAAGTAGTGAGCCTCTTCCATATTTATCCCAAGATTCTTCTTTGTTATAAATTCTTACAGGTATATTATCGGTTGGAGTTTTACCTGAATTATATTGACCTAGAATAAGTATTACTTGGGGAGCTACTAAATTTCCAAAACTTCTCTGAACATTTTTTTCCTCAACAAATACGCCCGATGCCCTAGAATTGCTTGAAACACCTTCAAAAGTTATCATTTTGTATTACTCCTAAGTAAGATCATAATTTAATTCTAATTTATTGCCTGTAATTTTTATATCTGTTAATAATGGTCTCTGTATTTCACTCGGAACCCATTCAAATTCCAAAGAAAAAGTCATTTTACTTCCTACTAAAATAGATTCTTGTTGTTGGTTCATTTGATTGTATGACTGAATACTTGGAAATGTTTTTCGTGATATTTCTCCTGCATCAAAACCAAAATCAGCCTGTTGTAATGCATAAATAGCATTTAAAACTTGCTGTTGTAAGACAAGTAATCTTTCAACCGCTCTTTGATCCGCAGAATAAATACTAACACCTTCCTTGTATTCATAACCTTGTGTTACAAGATCCAATTCAAATTCGCAAGCGTAAACCCATCTATTTCTTGATGTACTACGACCATCAATATTATTAAGACTTGGAGGATAAACATTTACTAATGGCAAATCCTGTATTCCAAAATCCCTATATGACTCAAAAACTTTAAACCCTAATTCAGGATCTAAAATTCCTTGTGCTGTTGCGTATGACTTTAAAGTAGCAATCAATATTTTATAAAAATAGTGATACGATCCAATATTAAACTGAGGAGCCGGCATACTTTAAATCTATTTTAGTTTGATTTATTTTCTTTTCGCTTATTTCAAAAGTAATAAATCCCAATGTCAAGTCTGGTTTTACATTTATTACTTTTCCTGTTATTGTATCGCCCGTAATATCTGTTGTAGATACATCTAAATTGTTAATTAAATTTTCACTTTGCAAACTTGAAATACGAACCGTAACCGAAATTCTAGGAATATTTACCATTAGTCCAGTCTGTGGATCTGTCAAAGCGTTAATTCTATTTACCTGACCATAAACATTTTTAACGCCCGATTGAAATGTGATACTTACAAGTCTTCCAAAATCCGATTCTAAGGAAGCTGAAAGATCACTTTCGGCTAATGTAAGTATTCCACCTGGCATTTATTTTCTTCTTATTCCCTTTTTTTTGTTCTCGAAAATTTCATCTTTTGATTCCATTTCCATTTCAGTTTCAATTTCTTCAATGATTTCTTGTTTTTCTTGCTCTGGTTGTATTACTACAATCGTACCTTTTTTAATCATTTTATCAATCGTCAATTCGTCAAACCATCCAACGGGGATTTCGTCCCCGTCTTTGATTCTTTCAAAACCTCTCGCTGAAAAACATCCTTTCAATATGTATTTCATGTCGAAACCTTATGTCAGACAGTCGGTAATTGTTCCGATTGTATCAATTGCCTTTGGTATTACAATTGGAGCCGATTGAACACCTGCATACATAGTAGATGGAGCCATTGTATAGTAGAATGGCACATAAGCACCCGCTACAAATTCCGGTAATTCAGGTAAACCTAAATTTCTGTAGTCTTCTCTGGATTCAACTAATACTTCGGTTGCACCATATCCTTTTGCAAGTTGTGCAAGTGAATTCATAACAATTACGGTTTCCGTATTCATGTATGACACATTAGTACCACTTGAATTTTCATAAAAACCATTGTAGGTATAAAGGTTTAGCATAAAGTCACCGATCGAGATACGACCTTGTAAAGTTGCACCTAAAACAGTTTCCTCTGGTCTAAGAATACCTGGTTCAATAAATCTTTTGTCAAAAAAGGATTGAACACTTGTATTTTTTCTAAATGCTACCCATGCATTTTGTGAAAAGATAGCAGTGTTTGGTTTAATTTTTCCTTTCTGAAAAATTTCTACTGCTAATGCTTCTATGTCATCAATTGGAAGACCGTTTGCGTTGTCCCATTTTACTGCTGGGACATTGTTAAGAGTTGCATCTTTATGAAAATCAATGTTATCAGCGTTTTTTAGTGTTACAATTCCAGTTTGTAAAGCTTGTGCAGCCTGTAATTCAATTGCTCTTTTGATTTTTTTTACTTGTTCGGATTGAGCTCGTCCTACGTGATACCCAATTTTAGCCGCTTCGCTCATTGAAGGAGATCGGAAAGCATCCATACCGGGTACTCTTTTATTCAGCATTGACGCTGTAATTGGAGTCTGTTCCCAGTATAACGGAACTTTGTATGACTTGTTTGTGTATTGATTTACATAATTTGTATTTCCTACACCACCGCCTCGTGTTACGTCCGCAGCTATTACCCTACTACCACGTATTACGTCTAATTCAATTTCATCAACGGGAGAAATTACTTCTTCTCTAAATAAATTAGAAAGAAAATACTGTTCTGGATCGCTTGAAACCCCTTCTTCGTAGGCTTCAAGCATTGCTCTTTGAAATATGTCTGACATTTAATTATTCTCCTATTGATTATCGTATGCTGTTAAACTTGTTCCTGAGATACATAATATCCCACCTGAATCACCGCTTGTTTGTGCTAAGTGATACCTAAAATTATTTCCATCTACATCGGTAGATAAAGTTTCACTACCTTTAAATACTAAGAAATCTTGTCTTACGTTAGTGGAATATACTACTTCTCGTATTACATCGGCTGCTAATGCATCGGTTTCTTCTACCAATATATATTTAGGATACTGAGAACCATCTACAGCAGTTGAATCACATCTTTTTAGTTTTCCAGATCCAGCCGCTACTGTAATATCAAAACCATCGCCTTTTATAAAATCAGTTGATCCGTCGGTCATTGTAAATTGAATTTCTTTTGAGAAAACAAAAGTTGCACCTGCTCCCTCTACAGTTCCAAATCCAATTTGATCGCCGTTAGGATTTTTGACTTCAAAATCAAAAACATTAGTATTCACTCTTACGATTCTTACTGTATAAACCCCAGCTTTTGCACCATCTTTGACAGTTAATACAGTACATGTTCCGTTTCCTGTATTACCACCAGATTTAGCAGACGAAGTAATTGCACCAACGGAAACCACGCCCATAACTGCACCGCTTGGTATTACACCACTTGCATCTTGCAAAATTGTTTTTTCAATTTTCTTTGTAAATGGCCCTAAAATATTTGCACGATTATTAATATTAGTTATTACTGGATTTCCCATGATTATTTTTTACCTCTCGAAAACATTTTTGAAAATGCTTTGTCAATTTCTTCGGAATTGGATTCTTGTTTTCCCTGAATTGGATCAATAGGATTTACAGGAATTTCAGGAGCTTTGTTAGACACTTTGTAATCTCTCATAGCCACTATTAATTTAGCTTGGATTGATTCAAAAGAACTTCCGTTTTGAATTGTTTCTTCTACGATTTCTTTTACTTTTTGATTTTCTTTGTCAGCTTCAGCAAAAGATTTTAAAGAATTCACTCTTTCTCTTTCCTGTCTTATGCCAATCTGTAAAGCCTCCGCAAAAACTGCGGGGTACTCTGATTTTAATTTTTCTAAATCCATTTTTTTCCCCTTGTCATAATTATTCTCTGTTTTTGCAGAGTGTATGGATTGCAATTGTGATACTTGTATAGGTTTTTTTCTGTCTTCTAGCGTGCGTATTTCATCAATCATGCCAGCCGAGAGAGCTTGTCTTGCAAGGAATACACCGCCTTGCCCGTAATCGGATTGAACTTTTTGGATTGAAACACCCCTACCTTCCGCTACACGTCTTACAAATAAACTTTGTATTTCATCAAGTTGTTTTTGTATAACAGCTTTTCCCTCCGGAGTCATTACATCGGGAGATTTATTTGGAGCATCGGAAGAACTTATTTTAACAGTTTCGACATCTATGGGAATAGTTACTACCGTTCCGATAGATCCAATTTGGTTTTGTTCGCTAGTTGCTATTATTTTATCAGATCCAGCCGTCACGTAATATGCAGCCGATGCCAATTGACCTTCTATCATAGTAGTTACTGGTTTATTAATCAGACTTATTGCGACACTTGCGTCATCCGATCCCATTGAATAACCACCGGGAGAGTCTGCATGTATTACTAACTCTTTGACTCTCGGATCGGAATCTACTTGGTCAGCCATATCGACAATTTCTTGGTATGTTAAAGTTGGAGCATAGCCAAAAATTTTATCGAACATTGACACTTTATTAGAAAGTACACCTTTTATTTGTGCGTGTGCTACACCATCTTTATCTACTTCATACAATTTTTTTGGAGAATCTATCTGAGATACGGACATGGATATTTTGTTTTCGGGATTAAAATTCCCTTGATTTTTATTGAAATTCTCTAAATCTTTATTATATTTTTGAACTTCTAGGCTATTCATTAGAAAAAACATATCCATATTTTTTTATCTTGTTTATTTTTCAAGTCCTGTCAATATTTTTTTCTGTGATATTGCTAATAAAATTAATTGTTTGCAGTTGTCGCACTATCTGTATTTCCATCGGATTGTATTTCAGCGTTTTGTATGTCAGTATTCATAGGTATGTTTACTTTCGCCAATTTAATATTTTCGTCTTCTAGTAAAGCTATGTTTTCATCAAATTCTGTTCCGTTATGATCCAAGGATTCTCTTTCATGGGTTGTAAGACCTAAATCAATATTTTGTTTTCTTGCCATTGCTGTTTTATTTGGATCAATGTCAGGTTTTGCAATACCTACCCAGTCGGTTTTAATCCATGCGTTTCGTATTACGGGAGATTCTAATCCGTTAGCAATTATGTTTCCCTTTCGAACTTCCTCCATAAACCACGATTCAAACCATGGTCGGTTAAAACCGTTATTGTCTTTTTCCCTTTCAATTTCTAACATTCGCCAAGCTAATATTAAAGTTGCACGTGATGCAGAATAGTTTTGATTAAAAGTTAATTCAATTACTTCCACTGGCATTCCCATAGATCCGCCAAGATATTTCATCATTGATTTTACAAACAAATCAAAATTTACATTTGGTCTTTTCGTATCATACGAAATTAATTCTTCATTGGCTTTTAGATTTTGAACAAAAATACCTGGTTGAGTTAGTTGTGATTGTTTTACAGTTTGATCTATTGCTAAATCTATAGATTGAAATTCTGCTTTTCTTGCAATACCCATTAATGGACGGGAACTTGGAGCGTTACCAGGCTTTACCCATGCTGCAATACTGGCATTCATAACAGCCGCTTGTAATTCTGCTACTTTGTAACTTGTTAATTTCGAGAGATCATGCAAAATTGGAGATAGTCTTGAAATACCTCGCATTTGTCCGGGTTCTTCTCTTTCAAAATAATGTATTACCCATAAATCTCCACTCGGTGAATATTTCGGAACTCTTACGCCCGAAATGAAATATGCTACCGTTTTTCCATGGCTATCGTATTCAATTCCATCTTTGTAGAAATTTTTTCTTTGTGTTACGGAATACAAATCATCATCCGAAGCCGATCCCAATTGATCGACATTGTAAAACTGTAATGCAATAGGTGACATACGATTTGACGACTCATCTTTTCGTATGACTGCTAAAACTTCCCCGTCAACAATCATTCTAGTTTTTACGAAATGCTGAACTTGTCCGCCTGCCCATTGACCTGTTGAATCACATTCTTTTGATTCGAAATACAATTTCCATCGAGCTTCTATATTTTTTGTAAATTTCCTACGGTCTTCATTGGTCAATTCGTCGTTCGGATCAATCAAATACCATTCGGGAGTCGATTGCATTCTTAATCCTGTATGGATTGCTAAATCTGCAATACGTCCTACAATTGATCTTGTTTCGGTTGATTCTAGGTGAGATTTTCGAGCTTGATTTCTTAATTCTTTATAATTTTTAAATATTGTAGTAGTAAATGGCAATCCATCGGAATATTTTTGACCAAACCATCCGTAGACGTAGCCGTTTTGGAAATATCCTATCTGAGATACACCTTTAAGATCCGGACGATCTCCGCCATAAGGTATCATACCGTTAATGGAATCTTGTTTTTTTATGTATTTTTTGAATCTGTCAATTAATCCCATACTAATATTGTCTTACAAAATCCACCGATAACAGTCCATTTCCTTCCAAGTTTGCTAATTCAGCCTCTAATTCATCCAATTCCATACGTAAATCTTTCAATGATCTGTATTTTGCTGATTGAATTCCTTGTCCAGTATTTAAAGTATACGATTCGGTTTTCAAATAATTTACGTCTGACAGTATAGTATTTATTGCTGAGATACGATTTCTAAGAGCTTGTTTTTCCGATTCAATGGACATGGAATACTTTCTAATTGTATTTTTTATTCTGTCAAGTATTTTTTTAAACTTCGCCATTCTCTAGGCTATTCCAAAATTCATTCCATTCAATGTATTCCAATCCATTATTTTGAGCATATGCCCACGCTATATAATAAACTGCACCCATAGCATACACCCTACAATCTAAAGCTTCGTTTCTTTCGTGTATTTTTTTCCATCGGTAAACAGTCGTTCCGCCTTTTGTTACCTCTGGCACACGATTTTCACTGAGATACATTTTAAAAATTTTATCTGTATAGTCAGACGGAAAATGGCAATAACCCCTAGGTATTTCGCCACCATCTCCCAAAGATTTTTGGACATACCCATAAAATTCTTGTTTTAGTATGTCGGTAAACAAATCTACTCTTTCAATTCCGTAAGACGATAGAAAGGATGTTCGGAAAACTGGCCCTTTTCCTTTTCTACTAGATACCGAATCTCCTTGTATTGCAAAAACACCGCCTGCAAACTGAGATACAAATTGGTAAATTATATCCTGTCTATACCCGGAGTCGATAAAACATAAATCAATTATAGATCCATTGTAATCGGAATACAAAAATTCAGTCAAATCTGAATAGGGAGAGTTTTCAATTTGACTTGTATCTCCCGAAAAAACCCTGTATTCTATTGAATAACTTTCAAAATTTCTAAGCCATCCTACTACTTCCAATTCAATTCGATCGGCTTGTATGTCAACCCCACAAGTAATTAATAATGGTTTTACATCACTAGGTAAATGCCTGGAATCATACCCGCCTTTTCTAAGCATGACTTTTTCGTAGGCAATTGCATTTTTACGATTTTCCCATGGCATGCCGATGACTGTATTCTGAAATACTTTTAACTTTGAAAAATTACCTTCGCTTAGAATCCATTCTTCGCAAATTGATTCCCATGTTCTAAGTCCAATACCTGCATACCACGAAGGTAAATAGTAAGACACATGATTTTCTTTTTGGCTTTTTGCTGTTGAAATCCATTTTGCACCATTTTTAGGATCTAAAAAAAATGTTTTATCTGAGTTTTTCCATTTTGAATCACAAAAAATACAACGATAATGAACCGATTCCCTGATAAACTTACCATCTTTTTTTTCATAATGTATTCCACCTCGACCATTTTCATATGGATAAAAACTTAAAACTTGTAATTTTTTACATTTTTTGCATGGCACGTGATACTTTCTTTGGTCTCCTAGTTGGTATAATCTCCAAATTCTTGACGATTCTAATTCTGTCGGAGTTGATCCATAGATTTTTTTTCTCGTGTCTTCGAATGCGTCGAATCGTCTTTCAATAATATCTAAAAAATCGCCTTCTTTTTTTATCTCTCCAAAACTTGCGTCGATCTCATCAAACAATCCGTATCTAATAGATACGTTTCTTAATTTGCTTCCTGAGTTTGGCCCAATTGCTAAAAGAAAACCTCCGAGAAATTCTTTTTTAGATTTCGTATTACCTGTTTTTTTATTTTGAAAATTGTCAGCCTGTGCAAAAATCTTGTCGCTAATATTTGCCGATTGAATCATTTTATCAATTCGCAATTCCATATTATTTTCAGCCATTGTTTGATCGCCACTTGTGAATATAGATGGCCCAGGTGATTCATCAATAATCCATCCAATTAAATTTTCAAGCAATCCTACATTGTAACCAATTTGAGCCCCTTTAAGTATTGCAATACTTTCTATGTTCGATGACTCGGAAAAATTATCTATGATTTCTTTGAAATACGGAGTTGGAGTCCAAGAAAATTGTCCTGGCATGTCTGTAGTGCCTACTGGCATACTACGTTTATTTTCAGCCCACTCGGAAGGTTTAACCGATGTGGTTTTTGTAGGAATAAATTTTGTTATACGGTTCGAGATTGATTTTTCAGATTTTAAAATCCAATCCGGATCTACAATTTCAGATAATTCAATCATCCGATTCTCCATTTTTTGCTTTTTCTAATGCTTTACTTACTAATTCTCTCCAAACCGTTTCGAGTTTTACCTTTACTTGTCTTACGTCGAATGCAATATTTTGTTTTTCTAATTCCGCTTGGATAATTGCCAAGCTTTGAGATGTTCCTTTTCTTGGTATCGTCAATATATTTGCAGATATTTGTTCTGCTAGTTTGGAAAGTTTTTGATCTACCGTACTACGAGGGATTAATATTCCAAGCAATTGAGCCCGTTTTGTTTTTACTGCTAGAGCCTGCTCTTGTTTTAATTGTATTTCAGCCTGTAGTTTTTGGTCTTCAAGACTGGCATACGAATTAATTTTTTCTTCAATATCCAAAATCTTAGTATTCTTTTTTGTCCCTTCGATAGATTCTAAATATTTTTTGGTTAATGGATGATCCGTATCAATCATGCCATCGCCATTTTCCTTAATTCTTTTTTCGGTTGCAAGTCGTCTTACAATTCTGGAATCTTTTCCAATTCTACGACCGAATGCAGATTTATTTATTAGTGCCATTTTTATATTTAAGTAATATTTTCATTATTAAAACAAGTATAAAATTTTTAGTAATAAAATTTATCGTCCTAAGTGCCCAAAAATTGGCTGTCAGACAAAAAATAAAGCATGTTTGAGTCAATCCATTTTGCTATAGACTTGTCACAGTACCTTTTGATTTTTTTGCCCTTCACGCATCACAGATTAACTTGTAAGACGTTTAAAACTACTTTACCATGCCCGACCTACAAAGCTTTTAAAATGGCTTAAAATCAATTGTATTGCGTATTTTTATACCTTGGCTAGTTGGCTAGTTTTACTATCCATGGTGTCTAACGCAAACTATCCACGTTTAACCTTGATTCTATTGACTAAAATTGATGCTGTCCCAGTTTTTTGGGCTGGATAGTTAAAAAATACCTTGCGAGCTATTATAACTAAGATATTGTATTTCATAATTTTTCATTTTAACTTTTTTTTATATATAGAGGAATATATCTATATCCATGTTTTTTACTATATATATATATATATATTTTATAAAATATATATATAATATAAGGGAAAAACGGGTTTTTTCTTTGGATAGTTGATGGATAGTTACTGTCTAGTTATTTTTCGAAATACAAAAAACATTGATTCTATTGATTCATTTTGTCTAGTTTGTTGGATAGTTTTACATCCGAAAACGTCCAAAACTGGGACAGAAATAAAACTTGACTACTAAGATACGTTATGTATTACTAAATTATTATCTCCAATAATAATCCTTTGTTTGTTTTTGATCTGTTCTTTTTTTTGTATAAAATCACTTAAAAAAGAATGGATTTTTTTTAAACCTGATATAAAAAATAATCATATATGGAATTTAAATTTGATTTTAAAGATATTCTGACATACGGAAGCTTTATAGTTTCTTTGTCGGTCGCATATTATACCCACGAAATACGTATCGTTAAGCTAGAAAGCGAAACCCAACAAGATCGCAAAATAGTCCAAGAAATTAAAGATGAATTACGTGAAATAAAAGCCGATGTAAAACAATTATTAATAAAGGTGAAATAAAATGAAATTTGATATAAATGGGTATTACAAACCGACACCAAAAAATTTTAGAAAGTTAGGCGATGCATTACTAGGTATGTCTCAGTTTTTGACCGGATATGCTGTTGTTATGGAAGAAAAATGGTTGGCTTTGATTTGTATTCTAATTGGGACAATTGGAAAGGGCATGACTAATTTTTTTGTTGAGGAGACTGAGATACAGGATAAGGGATATGCTTAATGATACCAAGGCAATCTAGTGAAATACAATTTCAAGGGCGATCCCTGTTACTATGGAGTAACGTCCGTCCATTCTAAATTACCCTGGCAATTACATAACTAATCTAATTTAATATCCTGCCAAGAATTTTTATAAACTTCTTCAATTTCAGAATCATATTGTTTAATAGCGAGTTCAGTCAAATAAACTATTATAATAATTGGTAGTACAGACATAACTAACGATTGACTAAACATTACTATCGTTCCAAAATCATCCAGGGCATTTTTGCAAGATCCGGCACAAGCGAAATACGTAGTAGTATTTGCACCGAGCGAAATCATAAATGCTAACAAAGCCGATCCGAACATCAAACCATAGATCCTTGCAAGGTGAAATACAATAATACTAACATCGAGAGCCATAGTGATACCAATAGCATAAACCGTAATACTAAATTCAGATCCTATAAAATCCATACGTGTTTGACCTAAAAAATATTTTAACGCTGAATAATTGGATACTACTCCGATAGTGCCAAAAAATATAACCAAGCTAAGTTTAAGCCGTTTTGTTTTAAAAAATTCAAAAAATTTTGATTTGTTCATTTTGTTTATCTCCATAAATATTATGTCGGATTTTTTCGGGATTGCTTAACTATAAAATTTTATCTACAAAAAGGGACATTATACGACATAATAAATGCGTTTTTATTGGATTTTTTGCGTATTACACTAACATATGTATAGTCAAAATTGATTAAAAATACCCGTATAAACCACTAGAATTTTAGTAAAAAAAATGTAATTTTTAGTATTTTTTAGTAAAAAAAGATTGACTTTTTAGGATGGGTAAACGATAATAAATATAAAGGATCAAAGGAGATCAAAATTATGAAACTAATCAACATTACACAAAGACAATTAGCTCGAGAATTTGGAATCTATATTAAAAGGAAAAAATCCTATTTAACCAGAAATGGAAAATTTTTGGCATGGCTACCGGTATCGATAGAGTTAACAGATGAGGGCCATCTTATTGGTTACGATGGCTGGAATAGAGCAATAGAATTAGTATAATAAAGGAGATTACAATGCAAACTAAAATAAAAACAGGTAAATATGAATACGTATTTTAGCAAAAATTTACAACAAAAATCTTTGGAGGATCAATTTGAAGTGATCCGAGAACTTGAAAAATTGCCAGAAAACACCTTGGCAACAATCCAATGGAACATCTCAGACGATACATTGTATGGAGTTTCTAGTTTGGATCCATCGGTCGTGAATCCTTCGGACGAAGGATTGATTTGGCATTACGAAAAGGCTGGAAAATTATTAAATAGTATTTTGTCTCAACTAAACAGTTGACAAAAAAAATACCTGACATAATCCTGTTCATGGCGGATGCCCATACATCCGCCTTATTTTATGGGAGATAAATTTTAATGGAATTATACGACATAATACCTACCCCTAGGTACCTTACCCAGCGAGACAATAAAAACCCATTTACTGGGAAATCTGATCCTAACAATCAGTGCATGGTCGCCACATTTACCATGCTGGCAAATTGGTTAGGTGACAAATTAAAAATAGCGGAATTACAAAATTATACCGAAATTGAACATCTTACCTTGGTAGGTAGATCCGAAAAAGAAATTGAATCCCGTAGATATAATTCCTCAAATCATGCCGATGTTATAAATCAAAAATTAAAATCTCTAAAATTATCTCAAAAATTGGTATCCGGAGTTTTTAATTTTATCCAGGTAAAAAATATTGCCAAAGAAAAACATAGTCCTGTCGAGGTCGGATCTATGATAACCGGATCTGGGCATATAATTTTATATATCGGAAATAATAAATGGCATGACTCCTACGGAAAATGCTCGGAAAAAACTTTGTCTTACAATGGCGAGGGATTTACTACGGATGGATCAAATGTAGAATACTCGGAAAAATTTGTATTGGAAAGAATTTTTAGAAATGCTGATCCACAAGGAAAAACCATAAAAACCAACGTAGCTAGAACGTGCTGGTATTACAATGGATTATAAATATAATCAAAAATAAAAATTTTATTGGAGAATAAAATATGAAGTTTAAAAAGTTAAATCATCTTTTAGAGTTTGAGATAAATTCTAAATCATCCTACATAAAACAAAATCATGCATGGTTTAAAAACGATGACGGTTTTGTTATACAGGTAACTGACAACAAAGAAATTGCTAAATTAAATTTAGCACAGGACGAATACAATAAAAGGCTAATAAAATGAAAACACAAGAATTGTATGACAATAAAATCGTAGTAAAAGTGACTGCATCACAAAAAAGACAGATTACAATAGCAGCCAAAAAAGAAAATGTAAACGTATCTGTTTTTGTTCGAAGTCTAATTGAGTCAAAAATAGGTAAATCTAAAAAGGTAAAATAATTTATTATGGGGAGAAATCCCCATTTTTATGAGGGTCAAAAATGGATAAAATAACTACAAAAAAAGAAATTTATACCGAAGTACATAAGGAATTTTATAATAAAGGAATTAATAAAAAATCCAGTGATATACTATTTGATAGATTAGTGAAAGCCATGTCATACATCGAATACAATGGATTGAATGAAGATTTTTTTGAATTTCAAGATGATTTGGATGCGGAGTTAAAAGATGATTGAGAAAAATAGACCTGCATACTACGGAGGAGATGATAATCCACACGAACCGATTAAAATTATAGAGTACTACGATTTAAATTTTAATATGGGAAATGTGGTCAAATACACATTGAGAGCTGGGCATAAAACGCCCGATAAGATCGAGGATCTAAAAAAAGCAATTTGGTATCTCGGAAGGGAAATTGAAAATTTAGAAAGATTAGAAAATGAATAATTCGGTCGAGCTAATTGGAATTTATGGAGACGATGAGATCATTGCTTGTAGTGCATGGACAAGCACATCCAGGGAGTTGACAAAAGACAAGAAAAATAGAATTAATCAATTGATTAATGAACTATGGAATAATAATCATGAGACTCCATTCGAAAAGGGAGTAGTACATTTTCTTGTCAATTGTGATATTGCTTCACATATCCATCTTTTGAAACATCGTATGTCTAGTTTGAATGCTGAGTCAGCGAGATACAAAGAATTAAAAGAAGATAAGTTTTATTTACCAAAGGATTGGATAGGGATTAATGTTAATGAAAAACATTATAATTTTAATTATTTGAATAATCAGGCACAGGCAAATGATTATGAATATTTATGGAGAAAGGCATTGTTTGAGTTTAGTTCGATAGGAAATGAATTATACCACAAATGCCTGGAAGACTTAACGCCAATACTCGGACGTAAAAGAGCAAAAGAATCGGCAAGATATTTTAAAACTTATAATAGCCAGATTCAAAGTGATATTATGTTCAATATGCGAAGCTTTGCTAATTTTTTAAAACTAAGAAAATCGGAACATGCACAATTGGAAATCAATGAGATTGCTACTCAGATGCTAGAACTTGTAAGACAGACTGGAAAATTTAACCATACACTAAATGCCTGGGGATATTAATGAAATACAAATTTAAAAAAAATGACAATGCATTTATGATTTTTGCAGGAAAACTATTAAAGGGAACAATCGAAAAACGATACAAAGACGACGATGGAGAAAACTGTTATTTTGTAAATTTTAGTTCATGTAATACAGGATTAAGTTTAGTTCACGACGTAATGCAAATTCAGGAAAATGTATTACATCATTATCATGGATTTTTATTTTTAGCTTTGCTTAGGGATTTACAAAATAGACTGGAATACAAAGGATTAAAATTATGATAATATTTAAACATTTCATTCAAATTAAAAACATAGAAAACCTGCTATTTACCGAGAGACACCAAATAAATTGTAAAGTTTATTTTTTTATTCGGTATGCAATTATTATAAGGAAGCTTGACGTATGACAATTAATTTTGATGAAAATTATAATAATAAACTAAGCAATAAGTACATTTCTACTATAAGAAAATATGATAAAAAATTTACAGATGGTGAGATTTGCAAAATATTAGTAAAACATAAATACCAATTTGAAGCAAAAATAGTAGATATGCATATTGATTATTTTTTTAATGTTTTTGATAAAGATTTATATGTAGATACTGGATTAGAGCCTGCAAAAGCTAAAAAATTATTTTATAGTTTTGGAATTAAAGACGATGATATGGTTATATATTTAATATTGGAAAGGATAGGTTATGATTATGAATGAATCAAATAAATTAACTGTTACGTATGACACACCTAAAAAATCATGGGCTATTATTGAATCTGATTCTTATGTAATTGGTAACGTAATTGGTGTTTACGATACGTATGACGAAGCTATAAAAAAATGCCATGCACTAAATAACCAATCAAATATTAGTAATATTTATACAGTTTACGAATCCGTATACTATACTGGATCTGTTAAAGCAAAGTACTATGGCATGGAATTTAAAGATAATGGAGATATGGAATGAATGGATGATGAACTAAAAGAATTGCTAAATCAAGTAGAGCAAGATTTCGAAGAAATGTTATACTTAACTAAAAAAATAATGGTAACTAGATTAAATTTAGATAATATATATAGAATAAGTAGCACTTATGATATTAGTATAGAAAATTTAATTACTAAGCTAAGAGCTTTGAGGGATAAAATAGAACATGATTAATCAAGATTTAATAAATAAACTTAATAAATTTCCAAAAGACAAGCAAATAGTATTTTTTTGTAATGAAGACGTTTTTGAGTGGGAATTTACTTGGAATGAGTGCTACATTGAAGAAATTAAAGAATCTTTATACATAGAATATGACGATAAAATATTTGATTCTATAGAAAATTTTAAAAAATATTTAGAATATTATACAGACTGGGATTATGATTTAATAAATAAAATTATAGAAGCTGAACCAAAAAAAGAAATAATTAGAATTGATTTGAATATTACATAAAGAAACATGGAATGATAAAAATAAAAACAAGAAAAACAAATCTAATAAATTATTGCTGTGGCAAAAGCCATAAAATAAGTAAAATAGATTTACTAATTAATAATCAAAGACATTTTAAATCTTTTGATTATTACTCTGATAAAGCTTGTGAAATATGCGGACATAACAATATAAAATATTTTGCATTACGTAAAAATAATAAGGAAATAAAATGACAATTAAAGAAATGGCAATTTTAACAATATTAATAAGTCTTACAATATTTTTTGGTATTACCGTAATTAAAAGTACAGTCAAAAATAACGTAAAAGAGAATAGGATTATAGAACAGATAGATCCTGATTATGATAAGAAGTACCCAAAGAGTTTTTGATTATGAAAGTATTAATAGCATGTGAAGAAAGCCAAACCGTATGTATTGCATTTAGAGAATTAGGTCATGAAGCTTATTCTTGTGACATACAAGATTGTAGTGGTGGGCATCCTGAATGGCATATTAAGGATGATGTGTTGAAAGTTATTGATGGATACAGAAAAGTAGTACATGCCAATGAATGTTTTTATGAGGAATGGGATAAAGATAGGAAAAATGGCATATGCGAAAATTGTAAAATATTATATTCAGATTGTGAATGTCCAGGACCAACAGAAGAATATGAATATAAACAATTTAATAATGTTTTATATGCTAAAAAATATAAATGGGACTTAATGATTGCACATCCACCGTGTACATATTTAAGCTTTGCCGGAAATGCTTGGTTTGATATTGATAAATATAAAAATAAAGCAATAGAACGAATACAAAAAAGAAAAGAAGCTGAAATATTTTTTTTAAAAATTTACAATTGTAAAATACCAAAAATAGCTATAGAAAACCCAAGAGGATCTATAAATAAAATAATAAAACATTCCCAAGTGATACATCCATATTATTTTGGAGATAAAGAAAAAAAAATTACTTGTTTATGGCTTAAAAACTTACCAAAATTAGTGCATATAAAAGAAGATGATTTATTCGATAGTGCAACACATACCGAAGAAATAAAACCAAAATTTATTGATAGATCTGGAAAAAAAAGATATTTTACTGATTTATTTGGAAAGACTCCAGATAGAATTAAACTTAGATCCAAAACATTTCCAGGTATTGCAAAGGCAATGGCTACCCAATGGGGTAAAATATGAAAACATACCTACTAATATTACTACTACTATCATGTAGCACAATCCAAACAAGTATTTCCAAACCTCCAAATATGGAAGAAATCATAAGTGAAATAAAATCTAATTCTGAAATACAGGACAAGACAAAATCGAAAATAATCAAAACATTGGAAGAATCCGCATTGTATAACCAGGAATGTTTTAATAAAAATATTTTTCTTGAAAAAGAGAATTTTTCCTTGAAACAAACCATACAAAATTTAGAATTGGAAATCCAGACTTGGCGAAATATAAAAAATACTTTTTGGATGATCTTTATTTTAGGAAGTATTATTTTTATTGGTTCAATGCTATGGAAATTTAGAAAACTTATGGGAGTTCCGATTTGAATAATTATCTTAAATATTTACTAATTGTTATACTATTAATTATTGCATCGGATCATAATTTTTTGACCTGCAAATACATAAAAAAAATAAAAAAGGAATTTATAAATGAAAACTGATAAAAAGAAATACTATTATCCACAATGGGCTAAACAAAAAACTATAAAAATAAATAATGATCTACATGATAAAATAAAAGAATATTGCGATACTAATGGTATTAATATTTATAGTTTTACCGAACAAGCTTTAAAGTTACATTTATCGAATAAAAGATAGTGGATAAATCTATTTTTGAGATTGCCAAGGATAGGATTGATACCTATTCCATAGAAAAGCTGTTTCCAGGTGGAAAATGGAAAAATAAAGAGTATTGGATAAGATCGCCATTAAGATCGGATTCAAGACCAAATTCTTTTCATATTTCCAAAGATGGAATGTATTACGATCATGCTACCAATGAGGGGGGAGATTTTATAGACTTGGTATCTCGGTCTAAAAATATTTCTTTAAAAGAATCCGCTGAATTAATAGCCAACGAAATACAGACTAAAGCTCCAAAAAAAACAAAACCAAAAATAGAAAAGGGCAAAGCAATAATTCCTATTCCGGACGATAAATTAAAAACGATTAAAAACTATGTAAGCAGTGATTTTTTTATAAACGAATTTGGAGATCCTAAATCTTATTTTTCCTATTCGAGAAATAATAAAACTGAATTTGTAGTCGTTCGATTCGAAAAAAATAATACTAAACAAACCATCCCTTTTTATTATTCCGAAAAAAATAAATGGGAATCGGGCCGACCATATAGCGATAATTTTCCTATTTTTGGATTGGATGAACTACCTAAAAACCCTGACTTACCTGTATTGATTGTCGAGGGAGAAACCTGTGGAATTGTAAATGTAAATGGCTACATAGTTGTATCGTGGTTGGGAGGAAGTCAAGCGTATGACAAGACAGATTGGTCACCATTAAAAAACAGAAAAGTTGTATTATGGTCTGATCGTGATACTAAGCCAAAATTAGAAAAACATGAACAACCTGGCATGAAGGCTATGCTAGGAATAAAGGCAATTTTGGGTCATGGTAAAGTATTGGATGTTTACAAATTGTCTGACAAAAAAGATGGTTGGGACATTGCAGACGCTGAAAAAGAAAAATTAGATTTACTTGAAATTATAAATACTACACCTGAATTTTCAACAGGTAAAACCGAAATAATAAATAATAATAATAAAAATATAGAAGAACAGTTTTTTAGATTTCTTGGATACTCGGATGATTTGCACTATTTTTTACTCACAAAGGAGAGAATTGTAGTTAGTATTGCAAGATCCGGATTTACATCTTCCAAAATTTTACAGCTTGCACCGTTAGCGTTTTGGTCAATCTGTGATTTTGTTTCACCTCATGGGAATATAAAAGTGACACAAGCACAGGATTATATTCAAACAAAATCACAAGAAATTGGTAGGTTTGATTCTTTAAAAATTAGAGGGACGGGAGTTTGGAGGGATGAAGAAAAATTTGTCTTAAATACCGGATCTTGTTTGGAATTTCCTAACGGAAAAAAATTGGAATATCACGAATTTAAAAGTAAATATTTTTATGTTTCAAGTAGTATTACATTCGATGAACTCGGAGAAAAAGAATCCGATTACGCCGATGGATTGCAATTACAAGGTTTGTTTGATTCTCAAAAATGGGTATCTAAAAAATCTGGTTTGGCATGTTTGGGATGGTCGTTAATTTCCCCTATGGCTGGGGCATTAACATGGCGTCCTCATATATGGATCGAAGGAAAAAAGGGAACTGGCAAAAGTTACGTTTTAGAAAATCTAATGGAAAGACTTTTAGGAAGCTTTGTTTTCAAAGGTTCAGGAGGGTCAACAGAGTCAGCTGTAAGACGATCCGTACGAAATACAGCGTTACCGATAATTTTGGACGAAATGAAAATTACAGTCAAAAATGACGAAAATAAAATTTATGAAAAACTAAATTTGGCACGTGATGCAAGTAGTGATATTTCAGCGATTAGAGCAGTGACAGCGAGAGACGGGGGAGTAGATCTTTTTGTAGTACGGTCAATGTTTTGTTTTTCATCCGATCAACCTCCGCAAATTGACCATGCTATAGATAGTAGAATACTGAGAGCAGAATTGAAAAGCGTTCCGAATGAAGAACTTGCCGAGTTTACAAAAAACAAAAAAAGGGATTCTAAAGTTTGGATTAATTGCTTAAAAAACCCTGAAAAATTCAGAAAAAGAATGTTTAATCGAATTGAACGAATAACAAAAGACATTCAATTTTTATCAGAATATTTTTTGAGTATTACGGGAAATCAAAGGGAAGCTGACAATTGGAGTCCGATTATTGCGTCTATATGGCATCTTACTAATGACAATGAAATACAAAATAGCAAAGAAGG